AAAGGAGACGCGGCGGCGGATTACCTGCTGTCCGATGATGTGCTGTACGGATTGGGAGACGCGCGCAAAACGCATTTGAAGCTGGTCCGGGGTACAAAAATTGTGATCTGGCCGGTGACACTGGCGAATGTCACGCCAGCATACGGTGACAGCAACCAGCCGAACGCTCTGACCGTTACGATCCATGGAAACGGCCGGCCGGTGATTGGCGATACTGCTACAGCGTAAGAGGGGTTGGGTACCCCTCTGTTTAATAGGAGGAAAGTATGGCATACCAGGCAAAACGAAAGAAACTGTATACAGAAGATTTTGAGCTTACCGAAGAAGATGGAACTGTTGTGCACACCCTGCATGTAGCCCTGGATCCGGATAACATGGCAAAGAAGTTATCTGAGAAGTACACGGCCCTTGTTAAAGCGCTCCAAGAAGTGCAGGGGATCAATGCCCAAAAGGATCCTGGAGCAGCGCTGGAGACAGTGGGAAACGCTGTCACCGATATCTTAGAAGCCGTGTTTGGAGCGGACGACACAAGGGTAATTGTGGAATTCTACAACGGACACTATATGGAGATGTGCACGGAGGTTATGCCATTCGTGACCGCTACTGTGATACCGGCGGTTCGGCGGATAGCTCGGGAGAATAAGAAGGTTGTCGCAGCAGGATACAATCGAAAACAGCGTCGGCTGTTTGGAAAGAAGTGAGTCTATGGGATTCCTGACAGATTACGAGGACAATATAATTCTATTTCAGGGCCGTAAGTACAGGCTGGATCTGGCATATGATTCTGTTCTGAATGTGCAGCGCATGTTTCGTGAGAAGCTGCTTGACGAGGCGGATATGTTGATGGAATCTCTAAAAATTCTTGGCATTGCGGAAAATGATATTCGAAAACTCAGTTGGTCTGAACGGTCTGAGCTATTAGAGCAGATCTGTACTGAGAAGATTGCCACCCGCCCACGGCCCAGAGTAGGAAAGCAACAGAGACTTTTTGATTTTGAAGATGATGGGGAATACATCTATGCCTCGTTCCTCCAGGATTATGGGATGGATCTGATTGATCATCAGGGGCAACTCCCATGGCAGCGATTCATTGCCCTATTCCAGGGATTATCCGATAAGACGAAAATCAAAGAGGTTATGCGGATCCGCGGCATGGAACTGCCGGCACCAAATAAACACAACCAGAAAGAGATTCAGAATTTGGCTGAGTTGAAAGCTTATTATGCGCTTGGATATCGGGAGGACAACGGGAAGGAGGGGCTTGACCGGCTGTTTTCGACATTGGAGGGTATGGCTCAATAGAAGGTAGGTGAATAACGTTGGCTGGCAGGGACGGCGAAGTTGTATTTGAGATAAGAGGTGATGACAGTAACCTAAACCGGGATCTGTCTGCGGCTCAGCAGAAAGTAGAAAAGTCTACCCAAAAAGGTGCTGAGAAAACGGAACAGATTGAACAGAAAACAGCGGAATCAGTGAAGGAGTCAAAAGCTGACGTTACTGAGTATCACGAGCAGCAAAACGATCAGCGCGTGAAGGATGACCAAGAAGCCGGGAAGCAGCGTGAGGAAGCAGAACGGTCTACAGGCGAAAAGATCAAAAGCATTGCTGGAGGAACAGCGAAGGCGATTGGCGCCGGGATGCTTGCTGCCGGAGCAGCCGCTGTATCCGTCGGGACCATGGCGGTCAAGAGCGCCACCGACATGGATCAGGCCATGAATCAGTTCATCTCAAGCACCGGGAAAAGTGTTGAGGAAACAGAGAAGTACCAGAAAGTCCTGGAAAATATCTATACCAATAACTATGGAGACTCGTTTGAGGATATAGCGGATTCTATGGCTGTTATGCAACAGCAGATGGGCTATATCGAAGATGATGAACTTCAGGGACTGGTTGAAAGTGCTTATGCCCTGCGCGATACGTTTGGTTATGAAGTGCCTGAATCAGCGCGGGCGGCGTCTACCATGATGACTCAGTTCGGGATATCGGGCGAGGAGGCAATGAGCCTGATCGCAGCCGGCGCCCAGAATGGTCTGGATTTCTCCGGAGAATTGCTGGATTCCATCAATGAGTATTCTGTGCAATTTGCAAAGGTAGGACTTGACGCCGACGATATGTTCAAGATCTTCCAGCAGGGCGCAGCCTCCGGCGCTTGGAACCTGGATAAGATCGGCGACGCGGTAAAAGAGTTCTCTATCCGGGCGATTGACGGTTCCGATTCCACTGCGGAGGGTTTCGAAAAGATTGGTTTGAATGCGGATGAAATGGCCGATAAGTTTGCCGCTGGTGGTGATACCGCAAAAACAGCGTTTCAGGACACCATCCGGGCGTTGGCCGCTATGGAAGACCCGCTGGAACAGAATATAGCTGGAACGGATCTATTCGGGACTATGTGGGAGGACTTGGGACCAGAGGCCATGGCAGCTCTGGCTGAGATAGAAGAGGGCGCCTATGATACGGCGAATGCCATGGACACCATCAAGGAAGTGAAATATGATGACCTTGGTTCAATGCTGGAAGGCTTAAAGCGCAGCGCTGAAATGCTATTGGTGCCCCTGGGAGAACAGCTAATCCCGATTCTGACTGAATTGATTGAGGCGGTCCTGCCTATGCTACAGGAGGCGCTGCCGCCGATTATGGAGATTGCCGGGCAGTTGATTGAGCAGCTTACACCAGTGATCGAGGAACTGCTGCCGATATTGCTGGATACATTTTCACAGCTCATCCCTCCATTGATGGATATTGTCAATGCGGTACTCCCACCGCTGGCTATGCTGCTTACACAGTTATTGCCACCATTAACTCAGATCATCAGCGCGCTGCTGCCACCGCTCATGCAGCTTATCAGTGCCTTAATGCCTGTATTTCAATCACTGCTTTCCGTTTTGATGCCGGTGATCAACTGCTTTATACAGTTGCTTAGTCCGATTGTGCAGCTGATCAGCAGCGCCCTGGTGCCATTGGTTGACGCCCTGACGCCGATTATTAGTACCATAGCTGATCTTCTGGTCCCAGTATTACAGGTGCTCCTGTCTGCGGCAAGTGAAGTGTTCTCTGGTTTGGCGGAGCTTATAGGCAACCAGATCCAGAGGGTAACGGACATCCTGAATAATGTTATCGACTTTATTAAAAATGTGTTTACCGGGAACTGGAAGGGCGCCTGGGAGAATATCAAGAACATTTTCAAAACAATTGTGGATGGGCTGAAGGAAGTATTCAAGTTTCCAATCAATGCGATTATCGATCTGATCAATGGATTTTTGAAGGGTTTGAACGGCATTAAAATTCCGGATTGGGTACCGGGGGTAGGGGGAAAAGGGTTTAATATCCCGACGATCCCCCGCCTGAAGGCTGGTATTGACTTTGTTCCGGGAGACTACTTTCCCGCTTACTTGGATTATGGTGAGCGTGTTTTGACACAGCAGGAAAACCTGCGGTTTTCCGCTTTGGGAGGTCTGGCCGGTATGGAAACAGCGCTGAGCCAGGGCGGATATGATTCAGGGCAGAAAATTGTGCTGGGAAAAGGCTGCATTATCGTACAGACCAACATTGAAGGCAAAGAGGCAGCCCGCACGCTGGCACCGTACATGGATACGGAGTTGGGAGACGTGAAAGAAGTCGGAGGGAGGAACGAAGGGTGAATGTGACAATCGGTGAAAAGAAAACATTCGATGACTGGAGATTGAAATTGCGGTCCATGGTCATTGGATTTCCTGAAGCGAAGACCAATACTGTGGATGTGCCAGGAGCCGACGGCCTGCTCGATTTGTCCGAAGCACTGGGGACTGTCAGATATGGGAACCGTGAGCTGGAAATGGTCTTTGATGTGATGGGGGAACCAGAACGATGGCATAGCCTGACCAGTCAGATTGCCAATTACTTGCACGGGCAGCGCCTGAAGGTGATTCTGGACAGTGATCCGGGATACTATTACATAGGTCGTCTGGCGCTTGAATCCGAGAAAAGCGATTATCTAACGAACCAGATCACGATATCGGGCGATATGGATCCGTACAAATATGAGTTGCTTTCCAGTTTGGAAGATTGGCTGTGGGATACGTTAGACTTTGAAACTGGCATAATACGAGAGTATAAGGACTTGAAGGTGAATGGAAGCCGGACAGTCACAATACCAGGGACACGCAAGGAGATCATCCCTACCTTCATTGCCAGTGTAGCCATGCAGGTGGAATGGAATGGAATGCGGTATGATATGCCGGCAGGAGAAACTAAACTGTATGCCATATCGTTGGTGGAGGGAGAGAACATCCTGACTTTCTACGGTAACGGCACAGTAAGCATTGATTATAGAGGGGGGATCCTATAATGTATAGAGTCATGGTGATAACAGAAGGAATTGAGTATCCGCTGCATGAGCCGCGGGACAATGAAGGAGAGCTACAGCTGATCGATCCGGTAGTAACCTTGGAGATGGGAAAGAACGGGCAGCTGACTTTCATGATTGCTCCCGGCCATCCCCACAAGGATAAGGTTCAGCCACTTAAAAGTGAGATCATTGTGTACCAGGACAACGAAGTGATTTTTGCCGGCCGGCCAATCGGTGGCGAGGATGATTTCTATAACCGTGGTAAAGTGACCTGTGAGGGTGAACTGGCATATTTAATCGACAGCATCCAGCGTCCTTACAATTTTTCGGGGAATGGGGCGGAGTTTTTGCGGCAATGCCTGGAGGTGCATAACGTACAGGTGGAGGAGCGTAAGCAGTTTCTGATCGGTAATGTGACGGTGCCGGATTCGGCCGCAGAGATCAACCGAAGTAACACCGATTGCGAGAACACCTTGAAAACGTTGAAGTCTCAGCTGGTAGAACGTAACGGCGGTTATTTGCGGGTACGGCGCGCTGGCGGAAAAAAGTACCTGGACTATGTGAATGACTATGGTGGGATTAATAGCCAGGTAATCCGGTTTGGCGAGAATTTGCTGGATCTGTCCAAGCATGTGAAGCCCACCAGCATAATTACTGCGCTGATCCCCTATGGTGCTACCATCGAGAGCGAGGATTCAGAAGCAGAAGATAAGCGGTTGGACATCACCAGCGTGAATGGCGGAAAAGATTATATCTATGATCAGGCGGCAGTGGACACATATGGATGGATCTGGGGCGTGCAGACTTTTGATGATGTGACGGATCCAGAAGCATTGCTGGAGAAGGGGAAAGCATACCTTCAAGAGGCTATTGCGCTGCCGGTGACACTGGACCTGAAAGCTGTGGACATGAGTCTGATCGATGTGGATATTCAACAGCTGCGGGTAGGGTATTGGACGCAGGTGGAGAGTATACCACATGGGATCGGCAAACGGTTCATGCTGTCAAAAAAGACCATCCATCTGGATAACCCTGGAAAGGACGAGGTGATTCTGGGGCAGACGCTGCCGACATTCACAGCCAGTGCCAATAAGGACCAGGCAGCCATAATAGACCGGATCGACCGCGTGGCTGACAGCACTGTCAGGGAGATCAACAAGAAGGTGGAGAATGCTACGCAGTTGATCACCGGTGGAAAGGGCGGATATGTTATGTTGGATGTAATGGATCCAGAAACAGGAAAAAAGACGCAACCGTGGCGGATCCTGATTATGGACACGCCGGATAAGGAGACGGCGAAAAGTGTGATCCAGATCAATAAAAATGGGATTGGATTTAGCCAAACAGGTATAAATGGACCATATGGGAATGCCTGGACGATTGATGGGAACCTCTTGGCGGATTATATAACTGTAGGAACAATGTTGGCAGACAGGATTCGCGGCGGGATACTTGAAATGGGTGGAACCGGACTTGGAAAAAATGGAGTTATACGAGTTTTATCAGCCACTGGCGTGGAGATATGCAGAATTGATATAAATGGTCTGGAAGTTCTGCGGCGTGGAAAAGTGGGATTTAAGGCGGACGGTAATACCGTTGAGATTGGGGACTTTGAGATCGCAGATAAGTATGGCCGACAGATTTTTCAGTCTATGGATGAGTGTACAGGAATGAGTGGCGAGCCGGACGAAGAAGGCCAGTGGTACCTTTGGGCTGGTTGGTTTGGAAATGATGATTATGCTTTTGCGGTGAACAATTTGAAAGAGGTGCACTCGAAAACTCTATGGCTACATTCATGGGCTGAAGAATATGAAAAGTATAAATCTGGAGGCCCTATGTATGGTGAATTGAACCCAAGCAAGTTCGAGGCCAGAAACCTTCCATATATAATTTTTGATCTATATAATATGCATAATTTGAATGATAGGAACATTCAAATTTTAGACAGGAGAATTTCAGCCTTAGAATAAAGGATGGTGATAGAATGGCAACTCAACCAGTACATATTGATATCAGTCAAGAATTAAATGGATGGGCAGATGCGCAAATTGGGCGAGACGTACGCAAATATAATGTGTCAGCCCTGACTAAGCTACAGGACCAGGCCAACGCC